AGCTGCAAAACTGGGGATTAGCACGGATCCGCAACTATCCGCGCACGGGTTCCTCACAGTCGACTCGTGGAACAAGCTCGGGCACTACGAAGACCTCGAGGACGCGTTCTTCATCTTCGACGAACAGCGACTCGTTGGATCAGGAGCCTGGGTCAAGTCCTTCCTGAAGATCGCGAAGAAGAACCGATGGATCCTGCTGAGTGCCACTCCTGGTGACACTTGGTTGGACTATGCGCCTCTGTTCATCGCGAACGGCTACTTCAAGAACATCACGCAATTCAAGCGTGAGCACGTCTTGTATGAGCCGTACGTCAAATACCCGAAGGTGCGTGGATACCTCGGAGTGGAGAAGCTGCAGAGACTGAAGAACGAGCTCTTGGTGGAGATGCCATATGAGCTCGGCATCGAGACATCACGCAACTGGATCCAGACCGGGTACGACCAGGAGAAGATGGATCTGGCGATGAAGAAGCGGTGGAATCCGTACACAGATGCGCCCATCAAGGACGTGTCTGAGCTCTTCCGAGTGATGCGGAGAATCGTCAATACGGACCCCAGTCGTATGGATGAAATCCGCGCTCTGATGAAGATTCACCCCAAGCTGGTGGTCTTCTACAACTTCGACTACGAGCTCGAGATTCTGCGCGAATTGAGGCACGAAACCAACGTTTCTGAGTACAACGGGCACGTGAAGGATCCCGTCCCAAAACAGGGGGATTGGGTCTATTTAGTACAGTTTCAGGCCGGTTCTGAGGCCTGGGAATGCACCGAGACAAACGCGCTCGTGCTGTACTCGTTGACGTACTCGTACAAAAATTTCGTCCAAGCACAGGGTAGAATCCTCCGGATGGGGACGCCCTGGGATCATCTGTACTACTACATTCTCGCTTCGCAAGCGTGGATAGATTCGGGTATAAGGAGGGCCCTCTTGGAAAAGAAATCGTTCAACGAGTCCAGTTTTGGGGACAAATTGAACCGAATTGTCGAGAAATGAGCAAAAATCCCCCAAATCTCCCCCAAAACTGCGATTTTACATTGTTTACATATTTTGTAGGGTTTATACACAACCCCCTCTTTCTTGTATTTCTTACCTACTTGCACGCACGCGAAGTTCCGTGTATAAAGGTAGTAAAATATATAAACAATGTAAAATTCCAAAACAGGGGGATTTTGGGGGAGACCACGAAAACGTCGTGTAGAAAGGTAGGCAGTTGTGGAGTTTTTCCAAACAATCTGGGAATTCCCGAATTACGAGGTGTCAAACTACGGAAATGTGCGTCGGAAGGGCGCACTGCGAAACATGGCCGTCACACCCACCACTGGGGGTGCTTTGAGGGTGAATCTGGCACATGACCGAGGACAGCACACAAGGTCGGTTGCAAAGATCGTCGCGCTCGAGTTCGTACCCAAACCGCACACGGATCGTCCGGGCAGTGAGTACGCTGACTGTGACACACCGATTCACAAAGATGGGAACCTGGCCAACAACCGAGCTGACAACTTGGCATGGCGGCCGCGGTGGTTCGCATGGAAGTACGCAAGGCAGTTCGAGATGCCAATGCGACCGGAGTTCAAGTTTCCGGTTGAGAACCTGTTGACACGAGAAGCGTATGCCAGCATCGTTGACGCTGGTCTGCATGAGGGGATGCTGTGGGAGTTCGTTTACCAGTCCGCATTGAGCGAGGGAAGTCAGAAGCTGTTTCCGACCAATTCGAGCTACGCATTCGACCGTCGCTAGTGTATAATCCTGCAGAGAAAACAACGATTATAATGAGGAGCGGACCCTTTAAGGGCCCGTCAACCCATTTCGTTTTTGCCTTTGGAGGTGCATTTGCGAGAATCGGTGTACCAAGCGAAGCTCATCACGAAGATCGAGAAGAGGTGGCCAGAAGTCATAATCCAGAAGCAGGACCCGAATTGGCGTCAGGGCTTCCCAGATCTCCTATTGCTGTTTCCCGGTGTCTGGGTAGCTTTGGAGGTCAAACTCGTCTTAGAAGGGCATACAGAGCCCAATCAGGCGTACTGGGTGTCACTTTTGGACGACATGTCCTTCGCAAGGTTCATCTGTCCGGAAAACGAGTCGGAGGTGCTGGATGAAATTCAACAGGCACTCAGACTTGGAAGGGACGCACGCGTTTCTCAGTCCGAGTAGCTACCACTGGCTGCGCTACTCAGACGAAAAACTGATCGACAGGTTCCAGACTGTGATGACCGCTCGACGCGGAACACAGCTCCACGACCTCGCTCATCAGTGTATAATCCTCGGTGTCAAACTCCCCGATGAGCCCACGACGTTGAACATGTACGTGAACGATGCGATCTACTTCAACATGAGGAGTGAAGTGTCGTTGTTCTACTCCCCGAACTGCTATGGGCATGCAGACACCTGCTCGTTCTGGGACAACCTCCTTCGAATCCACGACCTCAAGAATGGAGTCACACCAGCCTCGTTTGATCAGCTGATGATCTACGCGGCTCTATTTTGTTTGGAATACGCGGTGTCGCCCTACGACATCGACATTCTGTTGCGTATCTATCAATCGGATGAGGTTCTTGAGAAGGAGCCTTATGCGGAAACAATTGAGCAAATCATGGAGAGAATCGTGAGATTCGATCAACTCATCGAAACGTACCGAGAGGAGGGGTCGTGGTAGTACTCGACGCTGATGACTACATCGCACACTACGGCCTCCTTCGTCGTTCGGGACGGTACCCATGGGGATCTGGAAAAGACCCCCTCCAGCGTTCAAAGAGCTTCTTGGAGACCCTTCAGGGCCTCATCGCGAAATTCGGTTGGACCACAGCCGAGGTAGCGGAGTACTACTCCACAGAGGAGTATCCGTTGTCATCGGTGGACATCCGGGCCATGAAGACCATTGCGCGCCATCAAGTGCGTGCTGCGGACATCGCCATGGCTCAGCGACTCAGTCGCAAGGGCATGTCCAACAAAGAAGCTGCTGCCAGGATGGGAATCCCGGAACCGACGTATCGTTCGCTTCTCGCACCCGGTGTGAAGGAGAAAAACGACATTCTGACCACAACAGCGAACATGCTGAAGGGTGAAGTCGCAAACAACACCTACGTGGACGTCGGGTCTGGTGTGGAAAACCATCTGGGCATGAGCAGGACCAAACTGGCTACTGCCGTTGCGATGTTGAAGGAAGAGGGCTACGTAGTCCACACAATCAAGGTTCCTCAGCAGACCACCGGTAAAGACACAGCCGTGAAGGTCCTCGCGCCTCCTGGAACCACTTGGGGTGACGTTTCCAAGAATCGGGATCAGATTCGCATGCCGCAGTCGTTTTCGGACGATGGTGGTCGCACGCTGATGCCTTTGGGCTTGAAAGAGCCGAAACAGATCAACCCGAATCGCCTGCAGGTCATCTACAAGGAAGATGGCGGCGCTGAGATGGATGGCGTGATTTTCGTTCGTCCTGGTGTCGATGACATCAGTTTGGATGGTGCGTCATACGCTCAGGTTCGTGTGATGATTGGAGAAGGCCATTACGCCAAGGGCATGGCCATCTACAAGACCGATTTGCCAGATGGCGTCGATCTCGCGTTCAACACGAACAAGTCGAAGGCTGATGTGCCCAAGAAGCTCGATGCCTTGAAAGAGGTGGAGAAGGATTTCGAGGGAAACGTTGATCCCAAGAATCCGTTTCAGTCAGAGCTGAAAAGGCAGATCTACGCCAAGGACTCTGAGGGAAACGTCATTCTGGACTCGAACGGGCAGCCAAAAGAGCTCTCCTCCGCGATGAACATCGTCAACGAAGAGGGTGACTGGTCCACCTGGTCCTCGAACCTCTCTACGCAGATGCTGTCCAAGCAGTCCCCGAAACTGGCCCAAGAGCAGCTCGATGTCACATATGAGCGCGCTCTGAAGGACCTCGAGGAGATCAAAAAGCTCAGCAACCCTGTTGTCAGAAAGCGCCTCCTGGAGGAGTTCGCCGACAGCACAGACGCTTCAGCAGTGCACATGCAGGCAGCCAAGCTCTCAGCAAGGCAGTCCACTCATGTGCTCATGCCTGTTGGTTCGTTGAAGGAAGGCGAGATCTATGCGCCCAACTTCAGGAACGGAGAACAGGTTGTCCTGATTCGACACCCTCATGGTGGCACCTTCGAAATCCCGGAACTCACTGTCAACAACAGGAACCAGGAATCGAAGAAGCTTCTTAAAGGGGCTCGAGATGCAGTCGGAATCAACGCCAAGGTGGCTGAGAGGCTGTCTGGTGCGGACTTCGATGGTGACACGGTACTCGTCATTCCGAACAACGACCGGAAAGTCGAGACAACTCCTGCTCTGAAGGAGCTCGAAGGCTTTGATCCTCGTGAGGATTACAAGGCCTACGAGGGTATGCCGAGGATGAAGAAGCGTACCAAGCAGCTGCAAATGGGTGATGTGTCCAACCTCATCACTGACATGTCGCTGCATGGTGCACCTCAGTCTGAGCTTGCTCGTGCTGTCAAGCACTCCATGGTTGTGATTGATGCTGAGAAGCACCACCTCAACTACAAGCAGTCTGCCAGAGATCATGGCATCCCAGCCCTGAAAGAGAAGTACCAGGAACGCAAGAACGCAGGTGCCTCAACGCTCATCTCTCGTGCTACCTCGACAGAGAGGGTTGCCGAGTACAAGCCACGCCCCTATGGGGAAGGTGGCCCTGTCAACAAGAAGACAGGTGAGCTGGAGTATGTGCCCACTGGGCGCAAGGTTAAGAACCGTAAGGGTGAGACTGTTGACAAGACAGTTGAAGTAACCAAACTTGGTAACACCAAGGATGCATTCACCCTTGTGTCTGGTAAGACAGGCACTCCTATGGAGCGTGTCTATGCCACCCACTCCAACAAGATGAAGGCCCTTGCAAACCGTACCCGTCTCGAGGTTTTGAATACCCCCAGCCAGAAGTATTCGAAGTCAGCAAAGACGACATACCAGAAGCAAGTCGATGAGTTGAACGCCGCCCTGGATCTCGCTAAGAGAAACGCCCCCCTCGAAAGAAGGGCCCAAGTGGTAGCTAAGACCATCGTCGATGCCAAGCGTCGTGCCAATCCAGACATGGACAACGACACGCTCAAGAAGACAAAGAACCTGGCCATCAGAGAAGCCCGGGCCCGTACTGGTGCAGGAAAGAACCGCATCACAATCACTCCTACTCAATGGGAAGCGATACAGGCAGGGGCTATCAGTGGAACAAAGCTGGGTGACATTCTGAACAACGCTGACATGGATGTAGTCAAGAAGCTGGCTACCCCTAAGCAGCCAACGTTGATGTCTTCTGCTAAGAGTAAGAGGGCCGCCACCATGCTTGCTTCTGGCCACACCAGGGCAGAGGTAGCTAAGGCTCTTGGTGTCTCACTGTCCACGCTAGACGCTGATCTCTATGGTTCATGAAGGGAGAGAGTAGATGAGTAAAGAAGAGGTGATGCTCACCACGATTGACAACCCGCACTCTCCCTTCAAGAACTACCCCGCCTGGCTCTCGTTTGATGTGGCCGCTGGCTATCACACACAGGAGTTGCTTGCTCGCATTGCGCAAGCAAGTATTGACTTGAGTGAAGGAGATCACGAGCTCGCCCTCGACCAGGCGGTGGAAGAGATCATACGTGAGAACGTTTCCGGAATGCACGTCACGGTCACCGAGTCAGAAGATACCCCCCAGCGTGCAAGAATGGGCAAGACATAAGGGGGGAGGGGGGTCCCGCAAAACAGACCCCCCTAGGCATCGCCCGCCTCCCAAAAAATTCCCCGGGGGGATATTTCC